AGCCGCACGCGCTGCTTGACGGGCACTTGGACATGCGGGCAATCCACGAGGCCGGTCCACGCGCCGCCCCATTCCAGGCCGTGCGCCACAGCGCACACGCCCCAACGCGCCCACGCCGGGTCGCTCGCCTTCGCGACGTACTTGCCGCCGCGCACCACCGCGACATCGGCCGCGAGCGCGGGCGCGAACTGGTGGAGGCTCAGCCGGTTCACGCCGTCGGCCTTGCTGCGCCCCTCGGCGAAGTACCGCGCCTGCGTGGTGGTCGAGCGCACCGACTCCACGAGCGAGATCGTCTCGCCAGCGGGAGCAGCCGCGCGCCAATCCGCGAGCGCCGCCGCGACCCGCTCGCGTAACCATGGGTGCATCGCCTCGAGGTGCTCGTGTTCCGTTGTCATGGCCGCCATTCTACCACGGCCTACCGCCTCGCCCCTGCCGACCGTCGCCGCTCGACTCCAGGAGGGGGGCCGACGCGGCGGCGCCGATCTGTCATCGCATCGCAAGAACACCCGGCCGGGCACACGCAGATCAGCGCCAGCCGGATCGCGTCGGCCGTGTCCGCTGGGCACGCCTCGCCCCGGTCGAGCGCGCACGCGACAAGCCAGCCAACGGCCATCGGCTGCATCATGGGGTAGACCTCCCGAGTAGCCATGTGGAGAGCGCCGTGAGCGCCGCGGAGGCCACGCCAATCACACCGAGCGCCACCGGCTGCGTGAGCACCTGCCGGGTAGTGGCCTGCCGCTCGTTTGCCCGCTGCGCCTCGATGAGCAATCGCGACTCTCGAGCGGCCTCGGCGCTCGCGAGGTCGGAGAGGATGCTCGCGCGAATGTCGCGGCCAAGCGCGTTGCTCGCCGCCATCGTCTCGGCCATGGAGAGCACCAGCGCGCGGAACGGGTCGGCCGACTGGAGCACCGCGATCCGAGATTCGAGGCTGTCGATCGCCCGCTCCACCACCGCCCCGGCCTCGGGAAGCGCCGCGTGAATCGACCGCAGCGCCGAGCGCACCGCCACCATGTCGATCGTTACGATCGGCTCAGCCACGATCGCTCCACATCACGAAGGCCAGCAACGCCGCCCCCACGGCAGCGGCGACCAGCGCGAGCACGACCGGGGAGGGCATGAGGGACGCTATCGTTTTTTGGGCCTTTCGTCTATGGCGCGTGTGGGGGAACGCCTACAGGACGAAGGTGAGCACGAGCCCGGCCGCCCCGTCTGAGCCGGCCGCACCACCGCCGGCCCCGCTTCCCGCCGCGCCTCCGAGCGCCCGCACCGTACACGGCGGCGAGGGCGTGGAGGTGACGAGGGCGGCGAAGCCACCGCCGCCGCCGCCGCCACCGCCGCCGAGGTCGCCACCCGCTGCGGTGGACGCTGCCCCCGCGCCACCGTTGGCCTCGATGACGAACGCCCCGACGACGCAGCGGGCGTGCACCACCACGGAGCGAGCCCCGGAGCCACCACCCCCGCCGGCCCCGCTGCCGACCGTGTGGAAAAGCCCGCCGCCGCCGCCGCCCGACCCGCCGCCCGCGTTGGCCACGGTTGTTCCGTCGAGGTAACGGCAGCGCCGCCAAATCCAATCGATCGCGCCCGATCCGCCTCGGTTCGCCGCCGCCAGGGTGCTCACGCCGGCCGAGCCACCGACACCCGCGCCGCCCGCACCACCCGCGCCACCGCTCCCGCACGGCGACACGCCGATCCCGCCGCCGTTGATTCCCGGTCCCGACGTGGCAGTGCGACCCGCGCCACCCGCACCTGACGCGAACGCGTAGGGTGCCGTCACGCTGTCCGCCGGCCCCGGCGTCGAGCCGCTGCCAGCTACCCCGTTCGCGCTAATGATCGAGGTTGCGTCAACCCCCGTCAGCGTGCCCGACACCCACAGACCGTATGACCGGCAGTTGAGCCTAACACCCGCCGCTATCGTCAGGTCGGTCGCGAACAGCTCGCGGGTGATCGTGTAGACGCCCCCGGACGGCACCATGCCGAGCACCGTGGCGGCGCCGTCGAAGTTCAGCGCGCCGTCGCTGCCGTCGCCGTAGAATCCGAGCAGGTCGGCCCATGACGGGTTCGCGCCCGCGCCGCCCGTGCGGAGGCGCTGCCCCGCGGTGCCTGCAGCAAGGCGAGCAAGGCCGCTCCCGTCGCGGTAGAGGAGGTCACCTTGAGTGGAGAGCGTCACGGCCTGCGTGGCCATCGTGCCGAGGCCGAGGTTGGTGCGCGCCGTCGATGCGTTCGCGAGGTCGGAAAGGTTGGACGCCTTCTGCGCCGAGCCTGTGATCCGCGAGTCGTCGCCCGCCGCGACCGTGCCCGCCGTCGTGCCAACGCTCAGCACAGCGGCACCGCCGAGGCCGAGGTTGGTGCGCGCGCCCGCCGCCGTGCTGCTCCCGGTGCCGCCGTCCGCAACCGCTACGTCCGTCGAGCCGGGCGCGTAGTAGTCCGTGCCCGCCGTAGCCGCGGAGAGCACGCCCGCTGCCGCCTTGACCACCGTAGCCGTGAGGCTGGACCGCTTGATCAGCTTGCCCGTCGTGCCGTCGAACAGCGCCACCTCCGACGCCACCGACGACGACGGGCCGACGACATCGCCCGAGCCGCCGCCGCCAGAGCTCGACCATGTGCCATCCTCGCGAAGCGACTTAGCCGCGCTCGGCACCGCGCCCGCCGCCGGGACAGCGCCCGCACGGGCGATGCCAAACACGGGCAGGCGCAGGCCAAACGCGCCGAGGATTCGCGCCGACGCGCTCATGGTGCTACCCTTTCACCATGACCACCATTTTGCTCGCCTGCACCGCTCTCACCACCCCCGCCGCCCACAGCGGCAGCAAGACCGTCGCGGTCCAGGATTTGGAGGTAATCGACAACGGCGCTGCCTTTGAGGTCGAGCTGAGCAAGCTGGCGCCGGTCATCGTCGCCTGCGAGAACTCCACCGGAGCCGTGCGATTCGGGCCGAGTGACGATCCACGCATCTCCGTGGCATGGAGCGAGGAGGACGGCGGGCGGCTCGTTGTAGGCGTCGAGGATTCGTTTGTCGATTGCCATGTATGGACCTTCCGCTAACCGGCCATCGCCGAATCGAGAACCGTGAAGCTCGCCACGCGGCCCACTACGCCAGCGATAGCGACCACGACCGCGCGCCGCTCGATGGATAGGGCGCTGTCGGCGATGGTGTAGACCTCGCCCACGCTCAGGTCTACCCAATCCGCCACGACGTAGGACACCGTGCGCCGCTGGGTGGCACGACGGCGAATGATGCCGCGCCCGATTCGCCGGGCGGTGACGGAATCGCCCACCATCGACGCCTCGACCGTATCGTGCGCGAGCACGCCATAGAGCTGCGTCGAAACGTAGGCCGAGCTCTCGCCGTCCTCGTTCACCGTCTCCGCGCCTGTGTGCTCGCCCGTGTACTCGTCCAGCGCGTACAGCACCGTTACCGTGTTGCGTACCTGCTCGAGCTCGGAGAGATGAACGCCGCCCACCCGGCCCACAATCTCCTGCCCCGCCGTCAGCGTGCCCCGGTCGGGCGCGATGTCCATATCCGCGAGGTACAGCCAGAGCCCGTCGGAGCTCTGAAGCTCGATAATGGGAGCGACGGCAATCACATAGTCGCGCACGGCTTCGATCGCGGGCGTGGCGGAGTCGAGGTAGACGCCGCCCGGCCACGATTGCAAGTAGGCGAGCGCACGCCGCGATCGTGCCCAATCGATCGCCAGCCCTGAGAGCGACAGCCAGTATTCCGCAAGGTCGCCCAGGGACTTCGCCGCATCCGTTGCGTTGATACCGGCGATGCCTCCGCGGGCAGGCTTGACCGTGATCGCGCCTGACGTAGAATCAAACACCCCGACAGTATTGCTCCGAATGTAGGCGTATGGCTGCGTTCCGATCGTAGTGTTGTAGACCGTGAACGTGCCGAGCGATGCGCCGTCGCTGAACGCCTCCACAGTACCGGTATCGGCGAAGTGGTGCCCTGCGATTACAACCCGGTCGTAGTTGTCGGCGCCCACCTCGCCGATCTTGAAGCCCTGCGACGTGTACGGGGCGCCGTGAACTGCCGGGTACTGCACGCCGTCGAGGCTCGACAGGTCGTCGCCGCTCGTGTCCAGCGGCGTCGGGAAGTCCTCGCCGATGGTGCGGGTAGCGTCTCCGATCATGGCCGACGTAGCCGCGCGCGCCGCCTCCAGCGTCAGCGTCGAGAACTCGCCCGCGATTCCGAGGGTAACGCCCGACAGGCGCGTGCCGACAAGCAGCGAAACCCGATCCTGCCACGCCTCGCCCGGCCACACGCGCGCAAGCTCCGCGGTAGCGGCTCCGATCTGCCGGTAGTCCCCTGCCGCCTCGATGAGCGAATCGGGCAGCGTGAACGATACCTGCGCCTGCGTTAGCGCCGTCTCGCCCGCGAGCGCGAACGGATCGATCTCCACGTCGAGGCCGTCCACCTGTAGACCAGGGGCCACCTGTATCGGCGACGTGTCGTATCCCCGCTGTGTGATCTCAGCCGACTCCGTGCCGATGGCGTAGTTAGTGCCACCGCGCAGCCGGAGCATCATTACCACGATCGGCCCACGCCCCTCGGCGATGGCAGCGGCGGCAGCGGCGGTCACCAGACCTCGCGCAATACGAGCTGGTCAACACGGGTGACGGCGTTAGCGAGCTCGCCGAGCACGTTCGACGCGCTGTAGACCTCGCGCACCTGCACGAGCGACAGAGTGCTAAGGTCGGTGCTCGCCCGCCACAGCACGACCGGCGTTAGCGACCCGTCGATCGATCGGTAGAAGTCGCGCAGCCTAAGCTCTACATCGGTCACGAGCCGGTCAAGCGGCGGCCACTGGATCGAGAGCGTGTCGATCTGAGGCCCGCGCCGGTAGCTCATGCTCGCGCCGTTATCCACGTCCACGGTGGTAACGTTGGGCTCGATGCGATCGACAAATCCGAAGTCATAGAGCTGGTCAGGGCTCCACTTCTTGCCGACGATGGGCGTGCCGAGCCGATACACGTTGTCCGCCGTCTGCTGCGCCGATGTCACCGCGAACCGCGCGTACTTGTACTGGCCGAAGGTGAACGTGGCGGCCATCCGGTCGCCGAAGATGTAGGCCGTACCGCTCGCGGCGCTCAGGTCGGTTGAATCGACGTAGAGCCGGTCCTCGTCGTTGTCGGTGATCTCGTACACCGTGCCGGCGATGTCGAGGAAGTAGCGCCGGCTGTCGCCGTTGGACTTCCATTGACCGGGCCGCCAGTTGGGCGAGCTCGTGGGGCCGACGTAGCCGAGCCCGCGCACACCCGCGCCCACGGTAAAGCTGGTCAACGTGGCGTCAAGCGCCTGGTCAATCGACGGCGAGCCCCACGAGTCGGTATCGTTCATCTGCCATTTGGCGGTACGCATGTTCGTTCCGAACGCCGCGAACAGGTCGCCCTTGAACTTGTCGGTTCCTCCCGCGTAGAACACTACCGACCATGTGGCGTTGTCCGCCGTGCTCTGCGTGCGCGCCGACGGGCGGAGCTCGGCCCACGTCCGATCTTTCCCGTAGGTGTAGCGGGTGGAGAGCGCGAACGTGTCGCCGCTCACGCCGCCAGTCCCGTAGGCGCCGAGGTTGATGCCACTCGCCACGCGGTACTCGTGGCCCGATGAGAGCGGACGACCCGCAAGCTCAGCCGTATCCGTGGCCAAGTCGCCGACGCCAGCCGTTTCCACGCTCAGGAAGTGCCAATCCGACTCCGTGCCGGCGACCGCACCAGAGACGGCGCCGAACTTCAGCCGCTGGCCAACCGATCCGAGCACCTCCGACACAGCGCCGGATGTGATCCAGTTCGTCCACGTCTCCGCGTTCAGCACGCGATACCAGATCGAAACGCGGCCAGTTCCAGCGGCGAGCGCATCGAACTTCAGCCCCACCAAGAACTCGTAAACGTTGGAGGAGAGGCCGATACTGAGATCGCTCCCGATCTGAGTGTTGTTTCCATCCACGCATCGAGCGCCGGTCGTGGAGAACGTAAGCTGAATCCCCTGGGCGTCGGTTCCGTCGGTGGTATCGGCCCGTAGGCGAATCTGCTTTGCCGAGAGCGAGGTGCCGGCCACGACCTTGATCCCGAACTGAATCGTTGCCGACGTGGTAACGACGCCCCAAATGGTCGTGGGCGGTTGATAATCGGTGTAGTTGGCGAGCGTGGTAACGAGCTTCAGCGGCCCGTTGTTGGTGACGGTCGCGCCTGCTCCGGTGTTCGTGCGCGTCCATCCGAACGCCTCCGGGTAGTCGAGCGGGAGGTACGCCTTGCCGGCGGCGTTGTGGCCCTCGTTGCTCCACTCGCCGAACGTCAGGAGGTGAGGCCCGGCGGCGGTGCCGGTCGTCGGGTCGGTTTCCGCGATCACGATCATACGAGCGCCGAACATGCCGCCAGAGATGCGGAAGTATCCAGCAGTTGCGTAGCCAGTCTTGACAAGCGTAAGCGGCGAGGTCGCCGTGACGGTCCACGTCAGGCCGCCATCCGTTGACACCGCCTGCCCCATATCGAGCGTGCCATCGGCCGTGGACTCGGTGGAGAACACCCACAGCGTACCGTCGTCGCGGGCGATGATGCACCCGGAAGCCGTCGCTCCGTTGCACGCTACGCCCGTGGATACGGGCGTGCCGAACCCGCCACCGGGCGTAATGGGCCGGACGTACAGGTTCACGCCCTGCACGTCAACGAGGTATACAACCCCATCGAGCGCGCAGGTGCGGGCGCTCAGGTTGACCGTACCCGTTCCCACGATCGTAAAGGTAGCGCCGCCGTCCCGGCTGATCTGGACCTCGCCGGTCATGGGCATCGACGACGACGAACGCACCACCACCACATCATCGCCGACGACTTCCGCGGAAATCTGCTCGCCGTACGATCCCACGTCACTCACAGCGAGGACCGCCCATGTGTCGCCGTCATCGTCCGAGTAGCAGGAGGTCAGCTCACCGGATGGGTCGGTCGGCACGAGGGCCACAAGCCGCCCCGATGGGAGCACCACCACATCCGGCCGAGCGAGCGCCGTCCACATTTCGACCGGCAGGGTAGCGCCGCCGACGTAGGCCCCGGACGTGCTGTAGCGCCGAAACTGAATGTCAAGCGCGCCGCCGTCGGGCGTCAGGAACCCCAGCGTACCGTCGGCAATCTCGCGCGGCGTGGAGGATATGCCCTGGTTGCCGATGTCCAGAATGAGGAACGGACCAATAAACGCCGTGCTATCGATGTACCCGCGTTGCTTGTCTGCCGCCTCCGAGGTGCGCCGCCACTTCGCCGCGCTGCCGCTCGCCCCGTAGCCGTAGGGGCCGCCGCCCGTGGAGAGCTCGACCGTGATCGCCTCTGCCGCCGTGGGCGTACCCGAGCACCGCAAGCGCAGGGTGCCATCGTTCCCGCTAGCCGGAGTCGGATCGCCGACCGTTAGCCCCGCCTCCGACGTGGACGAGAGCACGTTCGCCGCGCGATGGAGGTAGTCAGGGCGGGTCAGGTACAGCGGCATGATGGGCTCCTATCCGATCGGCCGACGGCCCGAGCGCCCCGCAAGGTTACCACCTTTCGCCGCCGCTGACCGTGCCGCCTGCACCACGAGCCCGCCGGATGCCACGTCGGTACGGATGATCTCCCGCGCCTCCAGCCGGCCGATACGCAGCGACACACTACCGCCCCCCCCGCCGCCGTTGTTGAGCGCCGCCACACCACCCGCGCCGAGCGCCGACGTGGCCTGACGGTTGAGCACCGATTCCCCTGGCAGGAGGGTCGCCGACACCTCGCCACGACCGCGCTCCTCGACCAGACCGCCACGGTGGAACGATGGCTTCTCTGCGGCGATGGCCGCCACCTGTACGCCGCCAGCTACGGCAGCCGCTGCCGCCGCAATCGGGGCCGCCGGGTACGGCACCGTTGCGAGTGCGTTCGTGACCGCGAGGGCGGTGTTCACGAGCGTAGACGAGATGGCCACGACCTTGCCGACGGCGAACGCATCGCGCGCCGCCTTCTTGTTCTTCTTGCTCACGCTCTCGGCGTACTGCCCGAGCGCATCCGAGGCTGACGATGCGAGGTCGCTCAGCGAGGATGCCGTAGCGATGGCGGCTTCGCGACTCGCCCGCTCGGCGGCCTCTACCTCCTCGATCGCCTGCAACTCTGCATCGCGCACCTCCTCGGCGAGCTTCATCTGCTTGCGCGCCGACTTGGCCCGGTGGGCGTCCATGTCGCTCATGCGGTCGAGGTCGCGTTCCGTTGCCCGTGCGGCTACTGCATCGGCCTCGGCGGCTACCTCCGCTGCCTTCTCGGCCGCCTCGCGCGCCGACTCGGCCGCAGCCTTGGCGCCCTTCGCTGCCGCCTTGTCGCGCGCCTCAATGTAGTCGTTGGACTTGCGGACCTCATCGGCCCACTCCATCTCACCGGCCAGCGCACGAGCCCGCTCCTCCGTGCTCGCCTTCAGCGCCGTTGCCTGCTCACGCAGCGATGCTACATCGTCTGCCAGTCCTTCCTCTTCGCCCGACGCGATACGCAGGCGGATCGACTCCTCGATCGCGGCGTTGGCCGTCGTGTATTCCGTCGCAACCTGCTTGATGGCCTTCTGATACGCCGCTTCCGTCGAGGTCATCTGCCCGGTCTTGACCTTGAAATCCGTCAAGGCGTCGGCGGCGCCAGCGGTCATGTCGTCCACCGCCTGCATGGCGCGTTCAAGACCCTCCATCGCTGTCGCCGACTCTTCGGCCTCGCGCTCCATGTCGGCCATGACCCCGGCCACGACGCCGATGCCCAAGGCGATGGGCGCAAGGATGGCGGCGAACGGAGCGAGCGATGCCATGCTCCCGCCGGCCGCAGCCGCGAGGCCCTGGAATCCGCTGGTGAGCCCCGCCACCACCGACGCGAGCGATCCGGCCTCGGGGCTGATCTTGCTGATCACACCACCGATCGGCCCCATCGCCATGCCGAGCTTATCGAACTTGACGCCGGCATCCTCGGCCTGCTCGCCGAGCTTCTTGACGCCGTTCGTTGCCGCCATATCCGCGGCCTGCTTCTTGATCGCCGCCGTCTGCGCCTTGATCTCCTTGTTCAGCGCAGCCGTCATCGCCGCCGCTTCCTTCTTCATGCCCGGTTCAAGCGTGGCGAGCTGCGCGCGAAGCTGGTCCAGCTTCACCTGTACGTCGATGCCAATCACCTCGTTTGCCATCACTTGCCCCCGGTCGCGGCTTTCGCGAGCTTCGGAACTATCGCCTTGATCGCCTTGCGCGTGGGCGCCTTGACCAGCTTCTCCAGAAGGAAGCCGTGCCCGAGCTCGCCGAAGTCCTTATCCACCACGACCGGAAAGGTGAGCGGCTGAAAGCCTGCATCCTTCGGCCACTTGGCCGGCTTCGTGAACGGGCCTCGTAGGTCGGGCGGCGTTTTCCAGTAGTCCTCGACCGTGACCGATCGATACGTCTTGGAGAGGATGCTGGGCGAATGCACGAACACCGCACGCGGCCGGTTGCCCGTGCGCTTGCTGCCGCCCGTGCCAGTGAGCTGCACGATCTCCGTGGCCGCCGACCCGATCGAAACATTGGCGGTACTCGCCGCGATGTCCACCGACGTTACCACGTTGATCGTGCCGCTTACGCCCGTGCGCCGCTGCACGCCCTTGGCGCCGTACCATTCCGATTCGGCGTGCGTGGCGATGGCCTCAAACGCCTTCTCCAGCTCGCGGGTAACGCCCTCCGTCGCCGCGCGTACCCGCTCCTCCATGCGCTTCGCAAGGTCGCCCGTGAGCGACAGCGTTACCGCGCCGCTCGTGATGCGGATCGCCCCCATCACACGCCCCAGAACGCGCGGGCGCTCTCAGCGACCTTCACCTGAGCCGGCAACGCTGCGCGCTTCGGCGGGTCGTCGGCGGCGAAGATTGCGAGGAGGTCCACCTGTGAAGCCCTGGGGAGGTTGTAGAACCATCGCGGGTCGTTGCCGTAATTCAGCCCGAGCTTGATCGCTATGCGATCGAGTCGCCCCCGCTTGGATCGGAAAAACCCGCGCGGGCTTCCACCTCGGCCTCCCGAGCGAACAGACCCTCGGAGCACACCACCACCACCTCACCACCGGCTTCCACGATCGCGGGAATCGTGGCGCCCCGCTCACGCAGCCACCCGTACACCTTGCCACCGTAGAGGAGCAGGCCAGAGCCGTCGAAGGATGCCCCTGCAAGGCGCCCGACTGGCGTGCACAGCCCGATAGCCGCACCCGCCACCCGACGCAGCCGAGGCCCGTCAGACTTCGATGCGGCGTCGTGCCACGCCATCGCCACATCCTCGCGGGTAGCGAAGTCGGGCAGCGTGACCGGGTACGCTTTGCCGGCGATGGTGATCGTCGTGTCCTTGCTCATGGTGTCTCCCTCTGGTGGTAGTCGCGTCAGTCGCTCAGGTGAGCGTGATGGTGCCGTAGCAGGTGCCCGACACGCTCAGGGTGTTGGGGTCGCCTTCGCTCGCCCCGCCCGAGAGGCGGCAGTTGGTCATCACGACGACGTGATCCGACGCATCGCCCGAGTTGGTGCCTTCGATCGTCCACGTCACGTTCAGCGTCCACGGCACATCCGTACCCGCGCCGAGCGTCGAGACGCCCGCGGAGAACGCGCCGGTCTTGCTGATCGCGTCGAGGATGTTCTTGTTCGTGGCGTCACTGATCTCAGTAAGCTGAGCCGTGAAGGTGAAGGTGCAAGGGGTGAAGTTGGTGTACCGGAGCGAGCCGAAGTCGCCGCGGTCGAGGTACATCGCTACCTCCTTCTGCCCTTCCATCACGCCCGAGAGCGCGAAGTCGCCCGACTCGTAGGCCACGGTGAGCGTGATCGGCGTTCCGGTGCCGTCGGCGATGGCGATCGTACCGTTGCGGAAGTTCTTGACGACAGAGGAGAGGGGCATGGGTGCTCCTTACGAGATGGTGAGGGTCTGAGAAACGGAGAATGTCAGCGTGAACCACACCCAGCCATCCGGGCCGGCGTCGATGCTCATGCCCTGGTACAGCACGATCGCGGCGGGCGTGGCCAGCCAAGTGCCTGCCAGCATCTTCGTGCGAAGCGAAGCCGCGTAATCCTCGGCGCTGTCCATCGAGGTAGCCCGGTCCTTCGGGCGCAGCTGGTACGCCACCACAACCTCGACCGGGTAGCGCACCGGCATTCCATCAGCGGGCTTCTGCGGACCCTGTAGCGGCGTCTCGCTCGAGCGCCCCACCGCGAACTCCAGATGCCGAGGAGCTCGGCCGGTGCTGCGAATCGTGTAGATCGTTTCTTCGGACAGAATCGCGCCCGTCGCCGTCAAGAGCTGCGTGCGGGCCGCCGAGAGGAACTGGCTAACGGTGCTCACGACTTCGCCGAGAGCCAGAGCGTAGGCTGAGAGGCGCGACGGCGCGCGGCGTCAACCGCCAGACCGCTCACCGGCTCGGCCTGCGGGTACGTCATGCCCGACCACGCCGCCTCGTGCTTGCGGTCGTACTCGGCGGCGAGCTCCCATTCAGCCGTACCCGGCCCACCTTGCGCGAGGTCGCGAAAGATGCGCGAGAGCGTGCCGAACAGGTGGACATCACGCAGCGCCGACGGCGACATGATGAGCCAAGGGCGCTTGCCAGACATCACGAGCCGCGATTCAATCGAGGCCCACGCTTCGTCGAGGTAGTCCTGGTAGCTCGTCTCGGTAGACGGCATCCGGCGGGTGAGGTCGGTGTGCAAGCGCAACAGGTCCGCATCCGTGACCACCGGATACAGCCGGCGATACACCAGCGATGCGTCACGCCGGAACGTGTGGACCACGGAGGAGAGCGTTAGCCCCCACTCCATGCGCCACCCGTCGCCGTTGCTCTGCCCGCTGAGCATCGCCGCCGTGATCGTAGCCGTTGCCACGCTCCCCACCACCGACACCGTAGGCGAGCCTACGAGGACGTTTGCCGCGTTCCACACGCTGAGCGTGTAGGCCGTCGGGGACACCAGCGCCCCGTCCCGATAGACCGGGCAGGTAACGACGTTGTCCATCCCGGCCTCGATGATCTCGGGGCCGATGAGACGGGCGGTGTAGAGCGTGGCGGCCACGGCTTACGCCGACCAGGCGGCCGAGTCGCTGTTGCTCGCGAGGACCATGCAGCTCTTGGCGAGGTCCGAAACGCTGTCGGGCTTGACCACGCAGAAGTAGAGCGTTTCGTCGTCGGTATTGGTAGCGGTGCAGGCGAACCCGCCCGCCGCGCTCGTCTCCACCAGCGCCCAGCCGCCGCCGCTGGCGATGATGCTGCCGGTCGTGGCGGTGCCGAACGTTACCGACGCCTGCAGGGCAGGGAACGGCGCGTACTGCGTCGATCCGCAGATCACGAGCACCTGACGGGCGCTGGTGAGGAGCGTGGTGTTGTCGGCCTGCCGGAGCACGACGGTAAGGGCCGCGCCGGTCGCGCCCCCGGTGGCGTTGGCCACTGCGATGGTCGCCTTCACGATTTCATCAGACAGGAACGACGGGGCAGAAACGGAATCACGGATGCGGTAAGCCATAGAATCAACTCCTCTTGCGAGCGGTGTCACGCTCGACTACGCGCAGGATGGATTCCCGCGCGAGCCGCTGAGCTTCGTTGGAAGGTGTGCCGTTCTCCACGAGGCGCTTGGTCACGCGCTCCATGGCCTCGCGGGCGCCAGGCTTCTCGCCACCGCCGCTCATGCGTCCACCACGACGGCCGAGCCGGTGGAGGGCGTTTCACGAGCCGCGAGCAACGCACGCTCGACCACGCCGAGCTGTTCCTTTGCCCGCTTCGCCGACTCGGCGAACTGCGAGTGCTCGCGCGCACGGTCGGAAAGCTCGCCCGATTCCCGCTCCATGCGGGCGCGCAGCTTCTCCAGCGCGTAGGCGGCAGGCGGCTTGATGTAGCCTTCGGCTTGGAGGTAGTCGCAGAACTCCACGAAGCCGGCCTCGTCTACCTCGATCGCCGAGGAGCCAGGGAAGCAGCGCGTGTAGCGGAGAAGCGTCACATCCTCGCGCCCGTCGGGGCGGTAGAGGTAGCTCTTGACCACCTGCCCGTCGGCGTTCGTGGTCGCGTGCGAGTCGGGCACCGCATCAACCGGGATCAGGGTCCACCCCCGTTCCTCGGTCATGTTGCGGGCATCCGATGCGTCGATTTTGCCACCCGCGCGGGCCGACACGCCACCGACGCCAGCTTGCAGCACCATGCGACCGAACATCGGCACGATGCTGCTACCCATGACGGTCCACCGCTCGGGGTGCGCTTTGAGCAGGAAGGGGGGCTGAGCATCGACGCGCGTTACCGGCGCCTGCCGGTTGACGGGGCCGAGGTCGGGAACGTAGGCGCTGCCGCCGTTCTTCGCGGGTGCGTCGGTAGGTACAAACGCTGGGGCGGACTTCTTCGGCGGCATGGTGGAGGCTCCCTTTGGGTAGTGGCGGAAACAGACAGGGCCGGGGCCGGGTTGGCGAGGGAGTCACCCCCATCGCCGCGGCCCCGGCTGCGAGAACTCAGGCGTCGGTGGCGATGGTCACGCCGAAGCCGTCGATGCCTTCCACCACGCCGAGGTAGCGGTGGGAGACGTAGGCGGTGAGGCCCGACTTGCCGGCACGCACGCGCTCGAACAGCACCTTGCCGGCGATCACGACCTGGTTGGGGTCGGCCTCGACGGGGATGGAGCCATCGGCCCACAGGATCGCGCCCTTGCCGAACATCGCGCCACCGCGATCGGCGCCCGCGTTCATCGTCGGCACGAACGTGTTGGTGAACACGTCCACGCCCGCGAGGCTGCCCTGGAATCCGGTGCCGCGGAAGGCGATGAGCTCGGCGCTCGCCGGGGCGAACTGGAGCGCACCACCCGCGTTGATCCCGAGGTCTTTGCGGATGTCGCCCCACTGTACCGGGTGGAGCATCGCCATGAGCGGCCCTTCGGTGTGGGCAATCTCGTTGGCGGTGATCGCGTCGAGGAAGTTCGCCACGGTCGCATCCACGCCAGAGGTGCCGACGGTCGTGCTGAAGTTATCGCAGAGGTTCGCGACGAGGCTGGTGAGGGTGAGCGCGCCCGAGAGAATCGCGTCCATCGCCATCGCCGACGGGTCGATAAGACCGCCACTGGTCATGCGGGCGAGGTCGGACGCCTCGTAGCTCTTGGAGTAGCGCGCGACCGCCACGGTGGAGCTGCCGTCGGTCAGGGCGGTGTTCGCCACGGCCGAACCGTCGCCGGTCGAGGCGAGGAGGTCGTAGCCCATCAGGCCGACGTGCGGCACCTTGAGGGTGTTTGAACGGGCGCCAGCGCCGATGTCGCCGACGTACAGAAGCGCCGGGTGGTTCTGGAGCGCGCTGCGCTCGGCGGCGAGGAGGATGTAGGTGTTGCTGAGGTTCTCGGCGAGGGTGAGGTCGCCGATACCGCTGAAGATGATCTCGTTGGCCATGGTAAATCCGTCCGTAGGGTTGAGGTCCGTTCAACTGCCTACGGGTTTGACGGCTTACCCTTGCCGATGGCTTCCGAGAATGTACGCGACTCGCGCGCCGTCGTCAAGCCTTGGGCACTTTCTGCGCGGCTTGAAGGCGGCGCATCGGTTCAAGGTCGCCCGTCTTGTGGTAGTGCTCGCGAGCCGCGCGCAGGGCCTCGGCCGTCACGGATGCGCCCGACGGCGTAGGCTTGCCCGCGCCCGCTGGCGGCTTCGGCTGCGTGGTCGTCGGCCCCGGCTTCACGACAGGCTCGCCGAGGTAGCCAGCGAGCGCACGCGGCACCGAAGCGCCCTCGGCCCGCAGACTCCCCAGGTACTCGCCCAGCGTGGCCGGGCGGCCCTCGGCAGGCATCGCCGAGTAGAGCGCGCGGGCGACGACGTGCGCCTCCTCATCGAGCAGCCCAGCCCGGTAAAGGTCGCGCTCCTCGGCACGAGCGGCCCGCTCGGCGGCGAGCTCCGCGGCGTGCGTCTCGGCAGCGGTGCGCCATTCGGCCGACTTGCCAACCTCGGCGCTCAACGCATCGCGCTCCTTCCGGAGTGCGTTGCGCTCGGCGGCGACCTCGGCCAGCCTCGAGGCGGGCACCATGTCAGGCGGCTTCGGTGGAGGAGCGACGGGCGCCCCATTCTCGACGGTATCGGCCTCGGCCATGGTGTCTCCCTCGTGAATCATTCGGACGGGTCAGGCTCTACGACGGGCAGGCTCGGCGCAAGCTGAGCCGCTACCGCCTCATCCACCGCGCCAGACGCGCGCTCACCACCGCGGAGAACGCCTCCGGGTACGGCGTGCCGGGGTTGAGCTCGATGTACGCGCTGATCGGGCCAAGGAGCCCCGCCTCGGTGCGCGCCTTGATCTCGGCCAGCTCGCCGAGCCGCTCCGCGCTCGACTTCGGCAGGCCCGTGTAGGTGATGCGGTAGTCGGCGGGCGACTCGGGGTAAGCCGTGCCGGTGGCGCGGTTGAGCAGCGTGGCCACGATGGCGATCGTTTGGAGGTCGCCCCGTCGGAACTGCGGCTCGTACACGCGTTGGAGGGTCCGCACCTGTTCGCGCGACACCGCGAGCGAGTAGCCGCTACGGATGTCGGCATCTTGCCGGGTGACCTCGGGCGCTTGGATGCCCGCGAGCGTGAGCACACGACGCTCGTACATGCTGATCGCTTCGAGCATCTTCGCAGGATCAGCCGATGCCGACCACTGGCCCACGAGCGGCTGGCCGGTATACGTCGGGTCAAGCTCCAACTCCAGGAGCGTAGCCGGGTCGGTCACCACCTCGCGACGACCGGCGAGCACGTTGCCCTGCCCGTCTACCACGTCGGCGCCGAGCACCCGCGCGCCGATGACGTAGCGTTGCGGCCACGAGCTATCGCGCAGGACGTGGCCGAAGAACGTCAAGTAGACGCCGAGCATCAACGAGCCCTCGACCACCTCGCGCATGGTGTACGGGTCAAACACCGTCGCCGTCTGCGCCGCGTGGTAGACCACCCACGGCAGGATGGGCGTTCCGTTGGCAAGCCGGAACGGGTAGGCATCGCCCGAGAACGACTGGCCGAGCACCTGCTCCGACACGTCCTCGCCCGACGCCGTGAACGCGGCGTAGTAGGGCGCGGCGCTGTTGCCGATGTCGTAGACGTGGCGCACCCATCCGAGCTCCGGATCGCGTAGCCACTCCTTGACCTTGACCGGGCGCGACGGGTCGCCGGGGGCTACCTCGACCTGCACCATGTCGGGGAACACGGGGCGGATCGTCACGGTGCCGCCCTCGTCTACGGCCACGCGCACCAGCATCTCGCGCAGGCCGAGCGTGTCGCGCTGCACGCGCTGCATGAGCGACCATGCGCCCGCCTCGACCATCGCCGCCGCTACCGCCTCGGAGCCGGCCACCGCGGGCGCGGAGTCGTAAAGCACGGCCGTCTGCTGCCAGATCGACAGGTACGGGTTCGCGGTCAGGTCGAGCGGCTTCCATGCGTCGGAACGCACGTTGCCAACCGCGCGCCGGATCATGGCGTCGAGGTCCGTCTCGTAGCACGAGTAGAGCAGGCGCCGACGGAGGCGCGTGTGCTCGACACGCTGGACCTCTTCGGCATCCTTCGGCGGGGGAGGTAGGGCCGCGGTCAGTTGCACCCGTCAAGGGTAGCGCATTCCGACGAAACGTGCCAACCTATCGCGTGGCGGTCAAGGCTTCGATGTAGGCGAGGGCCGCCCGCAGGTACTCGGGCCATCCCTCCTCGTCAGGATAGCCCGAATGATCGTCATCGTGGCCGAGCCACCTTGCACAGTAGCCGGTGCCGGCGTCGTGATTGTACTCGCGGAGCATCACGTTGCATCGCCCGCGGTCGTGACGAGCGAGGGCCGCGCGAGCGATGGCGATATCTTCGGGTGTCATGATCCGTAGCCCTATCGGAATCGTACCACCTGACCACGCCCGCCCAGCCGGAAGATGTAGTCCTTCAAGCTGTATCGGAACGCGTCCGCGCAGTCCTTTAGCGGGTGGTCCCTGGTGTAATCCCACTGTTCGAACGCATCCGCGAGCAGCGAGCACCGCGGGTGAAGCATGATGCGATTGCTCGCGATCCCCTCGTAGATGAAGCGGCACCCGGTATCCATCGCCCCCGCCGACGGGCCGCCGTCCTTCGCGCTCAGGATGCGCGGGGTAAGCGCCGACAGCGGGATCGACAGCTCGCGCGCTACCGCCCGCGACGTGTTTAGGTTCGACTTCTCCACCCATCGCGAGGCTACGGGGTTGTCGCCATAGACCGCGTGCAGGTCGCTCCACCGGATACCGCTGCGCCCGAGCAGGCCCACCACCTCGGCGGCGAACTGCTCCGACGTGGCGATACCTGGCATCGCTACCATGTCCACCGCGTACACCAGCTCCTGCCGGCGCCCCTTGTCATCGAGGTAGGATTGCACCTGTGACAACACGCCAACCTGCCCGTACTGACGATCGGCCGCTGCGTAGTCGATGCCGAGCACCCAGCGCACCACGCCGCGGGTCGGGTCGAGGCGCACGTTCGCGTTGACGTGTCGAGCCCGGTCAAAGCACTTGTAGAAGATGCCATCCGGGCGCGTCTCCCACTCGCCATCGAGCACCACGGGTGCGTAGCTGGCCGGCGTGGTCCGCCACTGTTCGTCAATCCACGTCTGATCCATCGGCGTTCCGTCAAGCAGCGTCAACGGTGCGCGCCGACCGTGCGGCGTGAGATTCAGCGGCGTTAGCCGCGCGTGTACTTCTGAGATCGAGCCCTGCTCCACCATCTCCCGCAGCCAACCACACGGGCGGTTGATCGGCGTGAGCGTGATCCCAATGGAGCCCGACCGGCGCATTACCCGCTTGTCGAGCTCGCGGTAGATGTCGAGGTCGGTCGGCTCGTCAATCGAGACGTAATCGATGGTCGCGCCGGCCAGCGCTTCCGGTCCCTGGTTCGTGGTGCGGAACCGCACGACCGAACCGTTACGGAACACCACCGTAGGGTTCTCCTTGCCGAACCCGGCCCGCGGGTCGAATCGGGTGCCCACCCGGATCGCATCCTTCGGCACGAGCTCCCAGAACTTCTTCATGATGGAGACTGACTGCGAGTAGCTGGTGCAGACCACCCAGATTTCTACCGGCGGGCGGCGGGTCGGGTAGTACGGGTGCGTGCCCGTGGCGCGGTAGATCACCTCCGTCATCGCCGCCGTGGTCTTGCCGAACTGGTTGCCCGTTCGCATGAGCTTG